GACAGGAGGTGATACAGATGGCGAGTGCTACGACGACAATCCACACACAGTATGACGAAGGTGGATATGAGGAATACCCAGTATACCGAGCGACAAAAATTCCGGCCGGGGCATTGGTGATGCTCAATTCCAGCGGATACGCTGTGAACGGCGCCGACACAGCCAGCTGCGTATTCGCAGGTGTGGCGGTAGAGGAGGCGGATAACACATCCGGAAGCGACGGGACGATAACTGTTCGCTGCCGGATTCGCGGCCGCCACAAATTTCTGCTTTCGAGCGCGGCAATAACGGACATCGGGTCCAAAGCGACGCTGCTTTACAACAACGAGGTGTCCAGAGCCGCAACGACAACGAACGACATTTATGTCGGCAGGATCACACAGATCGCGGGATCCACCCATGCCTGGGTGGATATCGGAGATCGAGACTAATCCGGTATTAACCGGAAGAATTCAATGAGACGGAGGTGATACGATGCCTCAAGGAATAGCGGGTCCCGTGACACGGGGCCTGATCAGAACGGAGTTTATGAGCGCCGTCCAGCAGGCGGCCGGAACGCTGCACATGGCGAAAATCGCACGTCGTGTGAAGATTGACAAAGAAAATGACGTGATTGAGGGGATTGGCGCGCCCATGGCGCTGGTGCCCTATACGGGCGAGTCAAAATTCACTGATCTGGCAAAATACCTGGTGTACGCGGCCAGCAAGCGTTACCAGGGTGGCTTCACATACGACAGAAACGCACCCAACGACGCGTTGTGGCCACAGATCCAGGGAAAAATCCGCGAGCTGGGCATTGCCGCGTCAAATCACGGTCAAAAGCTTCTGAGCACGAAGGTCGCCGCCGGAACAAGCGGAACCGGATATGACAGCGTGGCCTACTACGCCACGACACATCCCTGCGGCGGCGGAAATACCCAGTCGAATCTGCTTACTGGAACCGGAGCAGCGAGCCAGGCACACATTACAACCGATTACTGGCGAGCCCTTGCTGCCATTCGGGGCATGAAAACCGACCAGGGTGACAAGATTGAGCGCGGCCCCCTGAAGTGCCTCGTGCAGTGCCCGCCGGAGCTGGAAGAATACTTTCAGAATCTGGCAAAGGCCCAGATGATCAGCAGCACCACGAACATCCTGGCCGGCCAGTTCGACGTGTGGGCGGATCCGAACCTGTCAGACGCGGTGGACTGGTATCTGCATGTCATGTCCGATCCGGCTGCGCCTTTCATTTACGCGGTGTATGCCGATCCGGAGGTGCTGATCCAGGAAGACGGCTGGCTTGTCAAGGTGGACGCAGGCGTTCACCATGACGTGGTTTACGGCGCCTACCAGAACAGCATCAAGGTCAACAACACCTGATCCACGGGATGTTTAAAACCGGATATACGGGAGATAGAGATGGGATACTGCGATCAAACAGATATAGAAAAATACCTGGATGATCAGGCGCTTCTGGATCTGGCCGATGATGACGGAGACGGAACGCCGGACACGGGCGTGATCGAGGAAGCCATAGAATCGGCAGGCGCGGAAATAGACGCCTACCTGAGCACGCAGTATTCTACTCCCCTGTTAACCGTCCCGGCAATAGTGCGCCGCCTGGCCGCCAAGCTGGCGGCGCACTTTTTGTTTATGCGGCGGACGGAGGTTGAGGTTTCGGGTAAATGGGAGAATGAGATCAAAGAAACACGACGAATGCTCGAGAAATTGAGCCGGGGAGAAATGCAGTTGGGAACAGGAGCACCACAGCAAAGCGGAGATTTGAGCGAGGCGGCCAGGAGCGAGGATGAGGCGACATTCAGCAGAGAGCGAATGTCGGGTTATTAAAAACAAAGAGACATCCGGAATGTTTCGAATCAAGATAGATACAAGAGAGTTCGGGGGAGAAATCAGACGGGTTCGGGAAGCAGCCAGGAATTGGGAAATAGCGCTGGAGATATTCGGTGCATATATGATAAAAGAGACGGCAGAGAATTTTCGACAGCAGGGACGACCAGAGAAGTGGCAGGATCTGCGTACGACCACAAAGGTAGCCCGATATTTAAGGGGCAACCGAAGCCGACAACGGAAACGCCGGACAACCGGAGCGGCCTGGGAGCGATATTCTGCCGGAATGAAAATTCTGCAGGACAGCGGCAGGCTGGCCGGCAGTATCGGGTTTTCAGCCCATAAAAACGTAGTGGAGATCGGGACGAATCTAATATATGCCGCCACGCATAATTTCGGAGATAAGCGCAGAAATATTCCAGAAAGACGGTTTCTTCAGTTCCAAGATGCGGATGAAGAACGTCTGGCGACGATCATAGAAAACTGGCTGACCGGAGAATAATATGGGATGGAGAAAACAGATGCTCCGCGCGATTCGGGAGCGTATTGCATACGGCCAGGACGATATAGAAGACATACAGATATGGAATTCGGAATTCGATGCCGGATTAGAAAAGGGGAAGTTGCCGAAGGCACCATTTATTATAATTGGATACAATGGATTTAGTGCAGAGGCACAGGGCATGTGTCGAAAACGAGAATTTCGAGTGCCCATACTGGTAGGAATACGAAATCTACGAGGGGAAAGCGCGGCATTCATGCAGGATGCTTTGGGCCCGGCAACCGGTGTGTCGGGGACAGAGGCGGGAAACGATGCGCTGCAATGGTCTGCCAGAATACCTGGAAGCGAAAATAATGGTATAAAGATCATTATTGCGGCAATCGCGGGAACTGCCAATATAACGTATAGCTATAACGCGGTGTCGCGGGAGGTCACGGTTCGGTTACGCACAGATATAGACGGGAATTCGCTAACGACAGCCACGGAGTTGCAGACATTCATACAGGATTTTATCGGAGGGGTTAGCCCGTCGGTATGTCCGGTATCAACGGATCATTACGGAAATTCGGATGGAAGTGGTATATGTGAAGCGGCAATTATTACGCTGACCGGCGGAGCAGACGATGCGCCCAGGGTTACATTCGATGAGATGCTGGAAAAATTAGAGGGGATACTGGAGGAATGGCGGTTAAGCGAGCAGGATCCGGATTTAGTAAGCGCATCACCGTGCTGGATAACGGATGAGGAATATATGGGAAGGGTCAATGAGATCGAGCTGTGGGGGTTGACTTTGAGTTTTTTTGCGGTATTCAATATAGAGGAAGGAGACTGATATGGCACTTACACAGTGGACTACGAGTATTGACGCCGGGGACAGAATGCTTTTGTGGGGTGTGACCCAGACGAATCTGGGATCGACACTGGAAGGCAGCACGTTACGCCTTTCAGCGAAAAAGGCCGACTTTTTTGTCGAACGATACGGCGATACGCCGTATGAAAAACGGCTGACCGGGTTTGAGGTGCAGCTGGAAGCGATTCTGCTGCAAAAGGACATGGACAACCTGGCGACCGTGCTTCTTGGGCAGAAAAACACATCCGTGGTGGACATTGATCCGCGCCCGAGAAAGTTGACGGGAGCGATGCTGGAGTTGAGACCTGTCGGAGCTGCCGACAACTCGAACAGCATTATCATCTTCAACTGTGTTCCGATTCCCGACGTGGAATGCCCGTTTTCGGTTCGCAAACAGGAGGCATTCAGAATTCGGTTCGAGGGCGTCGTGGATGAGAACGCAAGCGGAGCGATTCGACTGCTGAGAATCGGAGATCCCGATACGGATGCGACAAAGGCCTATTTCCCGAATCCCGCGTAACCAATGTGAAAAACAAGGGAGAAAATTCAAATGACGGTGAATGAGGTATCAGAGCGAGAGATCCCCGGGATTCGATATCGTGGAAACGAGTATCCCATAGATCCGCGGGTGTCCGAAGTGATCGAGGCGCAACAAATACTGCAGGACAGCACCAGAGCGGAGCAATTGCCATCACAGCTGCGAGTGATAGAGATCATGATTCCTGACCTGGACACGAGCCAGATCCGATTATCGGAGATGATCCCGCTGATGTCGGCGATTCGAGAAGCGCTGTCAGGAAAAAACGCAGAAAGTCCGGCGGAAGCGCAATCGGAAACTCCGCCGGACTCAAAGCATTCCGAATAGCGGCGGCCCTGGGCGGTGGAATAACAGGCTGGCATGGCATAATGCAAATGCCCTGGGCCGAGTTAAATGAGTTAGACCAATATGCCGACATAGAGGAGGCTCGCCGGGAAATGATGATGATCCGATCGGCGCACAGCATGCGATGGGATACAGCAGACCGCGAGCACTATATTCAGGGACTGGAAGAACGAATCAGGGCCACTGAGAGCGAAACAGAGCGCCTGCATCGTGAAAAGGGCCGGAAGCAAGCGGAACGGTTAAACATGCTGATCATGCAAAATTTCTGAAAGGAAGAAGGCCATGAAATTATGGGTAATACTGGTGGTATTGCTGGCAGGTATCAGTGCGATGGGACATGCGCAGATACTGTCGTTTGACATCAATGAAACGTGGGCAGGCGATACAGCCGCCACGAAAACGCTGGAGCTGCGCGGCGGCGGCACGCTGAAGAGCATGGTGGTATCGGCGCCGACATGTGATTTGCTGCGTTACAGGATAGAAGACGCTACAACAGGTTATGGTTTGCAGACATTGACGGGGATCACCCCGGGAGTCATCAGCAGGACGAGTTTATCAGGCGAATTTTATGGAAAGCTGAATTTGAAGGTATACATGGAGCCCACAAGCGGGACACTGAGCACGACAATGCGCGGACAGATCTTCTATGAGCAGTGAGGGATGATATGGGCACCGAGCGTCGAGTAAAGATCGTAGCCGTGATAGACGCGGAAAATGGCCAGTTCAATAATGGAATGGCCGATGTAGAAGAGCGCACAAAGCGCACGGCTTCTGTCATGGAGGGAATATGGCAGGGAGTAGGGCAAGCCGTAACGCGCGCGCTGGTGGATACGGCGGCATGGGGTGCGCAGAAGCTGGGCGAGGCCACGTCCGCCATCAAGAATGAGATCATGGCTGGAGTGAAGAGCGCCGGTGAATTTGAAAAAGCGACGGCATATATGAGTGTGAAGGGTTTACAGGATACAGCGCGATTCCAACAGGAACTGAAGGCCCTCAGCAACGAGCTTGGAGAAAATTTGCCAGAGATGGCGCAGGCTGCGATTGAAGCCTTGAGTCGCGGTGTTCCGGAGGATAATTTGATAGATGTGGTCAAGGAGTCGCTTCAGGTGGCCGGAGCCTCCGGAGAGGAGTTGACGACAGTAATAAACGGCATAGTAGATGTTCTGAATGCCTATAGACTGGGCATGGATAGCGCCGGGGAGATCGGGGATCAATTCATATCAGCGCAAAGGGCCGGGAAACTGGCAGTCGGAGAACTGGCTATAGCGATGGGGCAACTGGCGCCGATGGCTGCCACGGTTGGGATAGAGCACACGGAACTCATAGCTATAATGACCGAGGCTACGACACGCGGCATGAAGATGCGAGAGGTGGTAGGCGGTCTGCGCAGCATAATGGAAAATCTGATCAGCCCGACCGGGACAGCCACAGAAGCGATAGGCAGGATGGGGCTGGACGCAAAGACTGCCGCTGAAATGATCAGAGAAGGCGGCCTGGTCGAGTTTCTACGCGATATTGGGCCGGAGAATATGGACAAACTGGCCCAGAATGCCAGCGAGTTGAGCCTGATGCTGGCGATTATGGGCCAGGATGCCGGGTTGGCATTTCAGAAGACATTCAGTATGATTCAAGAAAGCGCAGGAGCGTCGAATGAAGCGTTTGAGATGGTGGAAAATACCACACTCGAGCGCTGGACGGATTTACTGACGAGATATCAGAATATGATGCAGGAAATCGGGACACCCATCAATGAATATCTCGGTCAATTGCTGGATGTAATCAACGATCAGCTGACATCGCGATTTCCGGAGATCGGAGAACGCATGAGAGAAGCGATCGGCCGGTTACTGGCCGGAGGGATTTCATCTGAGGAACAAGCCGCTATAAACCTGGCAGTGGAAGAGGGGCGTATGACAACAGAAGAGGCCATGGCACGCATATATGCACAGGGGCCCGGGGAAAAGTTATCGGAACAGATTGGAAACTGGGCCAGTCAGGTGGCAGACAGAATCATTACGGATATAGATGGATACCTGAATGGGAATGAGGAATTCACGATAATGCTTGGGAGGTGGTTGGAGAGTACTGTGGAAGAGCTGACGCCGGTGCTTACGCGGATTGGTATTAAAATGGCCGGAATTGTTACAGATTCAGTTTTAACAGCATTAATCAGAATGGATATATCGAAACGCGTTATGTCTGTCTTGGAACCATTGTATTCCGCGGGAGACTGGATAGGTACAAAGGCGTCAGATTTCATTGATATGTATAACCAGGCCGGAGATGCCTATGATCAAAGATATGAAGGTGAGCGGGGTATGGCGGGATATGCAGGTGGCGGAATTGTTCCGGGATATGGAGGTGGGGACATCGTGCCGGCACGACTCGAACCCGGTGAAATGGTAATTCCGAAGGAGCTGACAGCCGCGATAATGGGAGGTATGGGCGGTCGGAACACGACGATTCAAATCAACGGGTATGACAAAGACCCACGGGATTTGGCGCGGGAGATCAGGGAGATACTGAAAGAGGGCGAGATGCTGGGCATAGGCTTAACCCGTATTGGTCCAGAATTCGCGGTGTGAGGAGAGTATGAGCTGGGCGTATTATTTTAAGCCAATAGTTGCAAAGGGCGAGGGCATTAAACGCGAGGCCGGGACTCCAGGAATGGGGGCCGGCGCGACAAGCATACCAGTAACGAATGCGAATACCTATTTTACTGCGGGAGACCCGATATTTCTGCAGGACGCGACGCAGATGATATATTGCGGCAGGGCACAGAGCGTAAGTTCGTCTGCTGTAACATTGGCGCTTCCGACATGGTCAACGATGGGAAATCCCTATTACGTAATAAAGCCGCAGCATTACTGCATATTCCGCTGTGATTACAAAACCTATGAGGATGAGCTGGATTTTGGGATAGAAAATTTTCACGCAGCCGGCGGGAAGGTATATCGAACACAGGTTAAGGGCGCGCAGGGGGTATATACGCTGACATTCGATAATATTGACAGCGCTAACTGGATAGAATGGCACATTATGCTTGGAGAGGGCGGCGCTACGAGATTGGGGTTAGAGACTTTTACGATAGCATTCTGGAACTATGAAGTCCAGGCGCCGATCTGCCAGAAGATTATGATGCTGAACACGGGGGAATATGTGAGGAGCCGAGCTGCGCAGGTGATGAGTTTGCCATTAAAGTTTATGTTTGTCGAAGGTTCCGGGCTATGAAACAGCTGACAGCAGGCCAGGAAACTGAGAGAGTCCAATTTGGAAAGGCTGTATTCTGGTTGATAGAGATAGATTTACCGGATAAAACATTATTCTACAGCAACCGTAACTCGGGATATGTGAACGATGACGGAATAACGATTTCAGGGAATCAATATCGAGCACGGATACGCAATTTCGGACAGGCAACTAAAACGATTCCGGCCGGGATAGATTTGAATGATTATTTTGGAACAGCGGATGCATTTGAGTTTGAAATCAGCAGTTTGCCAGAGGAAATAGACGGATTTCATAATGTGATAGAGGGGTATGATCTTGAAGGGCGGGTTGTTCGGCTGGGCTGCGTTTTCTGGCCTCGGGGCGGTGGCGTAGTTTCAGATGATATTATCTGGTACCATACATATTTGATAGATTCATACGTTTCGAGCTCAAATGCGGTCAGAATCCGTTGTGTTGATCTGTCGCTATACCTGTTTAATAGAAATATGATGAAGGAGGTCCGTGACGCGGACTATCCGTTGGCTCCGACAGACAGCTATGGAAAGACCATTCCGCAAATCATTGGATTTGTGAAGGGATGCCCCCTGATTCCCGTAGATGTAGGGGCGAGATCCCTATTGGACGGGAGTGCACTGGCGGGAGATGCAATAATCAGCGTGGACAGCATGAAGGATTGGCCGGCGATTGAGCCGGGGACCGATTTGATAATTCAGATCGATCAAGAGCGGATACGTGTCAGGGAGATAGATAGCGAAAACAGGACATTCGGGACCGTTGACACTCCAGTTGAAAGGGGATATGGCGGTACAGTAGCGGCAGATCATGCGGATGGTTCGTATGTTTATGAAATACAGGACCACTATGACTATATTGTGGCAAATCATCCATGCCATAGTATAGAAAATGTGAGGATAGGGGAACGGCTGGTTGCCGCGGACAAATATGAGATGAGAGTAGAAAACATTAACGAGGTTGACATACAGATGCTCAGGTTGTTAGAGCGGCCGGAAGCAGAGGAATTATCAGCCGGTGTGAATGTTTTGAAAATAGACGGAGAACGAGATGAGCGCGGCGCACTGTTGTGGGGATGGGATGTGAATGATGATAATACGGCTGAGGATCCTACAAGCGCATTTGATTTATACGAGAACTTCTATTTCGCAACATTACGAGCAGGCCAGAGGCTGTCGTTGAGAATGACGAGTGACCTGCAACAGGGAGAAGCGAAGTATGGCCGGTTGAAAAAGCTCAGGATGTACATAGATTACTTTGCCAGCAAGCGGTGGGACGATAACACCTATCCATATTTTCAAATAATTCGGAGCGGGGCCCTAATCGGACGGACTAATGTTCTGCAGCGGCCGTCACCAAAAGACAGTGTAATCGTAATGGGAGAACACGATCACCAGGAGCAAAGTGATTGGAGTATAGGGAGTTCGCGCGGACTGTTTCAGGTTACACCGGAGACAGATGAGGTACAGTACGATACAGAACACAGTTCCGGGAGCCAGAACACACCTCCCGGGACGTGGAATGAAAATTTTGTGTTTACGAATTTTAATAGACAGGACAACGTGCATAGGATTCAGAAAATAGTGTGGAGGGTGTTTTTAGACGGGTACCCGTCCACACTGAAGATGCGGATCACAC